GCACTGACACGACTTATGCGGCGAAGCCGAACGTCTGGCTTGAGCTGTACATGCGGGAGCGTAAGCACCTGGTTGAGGTGACGAAGACCGCGATCTCGGTGGGGATCGAGGAGCGGCGGGTGCGCCTGGCCGAGGCGCAGGGTGCGCTGCTGAACGATGTGATCAAGCGGATCCTGGCCCGGTTGTCGCTGACTTCGGAGCAGTCGAAGCTGCTGCCGGTGGTGGTGCCGGAGGAGCTGCGGCGCGCGGCGTCGATGGCGGCCGTGAATTAGCCGCTTGTTACTGGCGGGTAGAAGTGCCGCGTTTCCGCAGGCCGATACACCTACTCGTCGGTAACCAACGGAGGCGATCCGCGATGCCCTTCTCGTTCTTCGGGCCGTCCTGGCTCAGCGGCCAGCAGCAACGTGAGCCGTCCCCGCGGACAGGTCACGGGCGGCGCCGCGGCGTCACCCAGTCGCCACGTCGCGCCAGGCGGCGCAACCGGAGGAAATCCTGAAGGCGCCCGACTGCCCGTGACGGCGATGGCGTTCGAGGCCGCCGCGGCCGAATGGGAACCGCCGCCCGACGACGTGTTTGCCAAACTCGGGTTCACCCCGAACCCGGGACCGCAGAGCCGGTTCCTCGAGCTGCCCGACGAGAACATCGATGTGCTGTTCGGCGGCGCCGTAGGCGGCTCGAAGTCGCTCAGTCTCATGATGTACGCGATCAGGGCATGCATGCGGTTCCCCGGCCTGCAGGCGTTCTGGTTCCGGCGCACCTTCCCCGAACTCGAGCATTCGGTCATCCGGCTCCTCGCAAGGTGGGGGTACGCGCAGGCGCTGGGATGCCGGTGGCGGCAGGACAAGTACGAGCTCCGGTTCCCCGCCGCATCAACGCTCACCTTCGCGCACGCGAAGAACCTCAAGGAAGCCACCGCGTTCCTGTCCGCCGAAATGAACCTCCTGCTCATCGACGAACGGACCACGCTGCCACCCGACGTCGTCGACATGCTCTACACCCGTGTCCGCACCGGCGTCCCCGGCGTCCCCGTGCTCGGAGTCCGGTCCGCGACCAACCCCGGCGACGTCGGGCACTCCCGCGTCCTGGCCGACTACATCGAAGCCACAGAGCACGGCGAGCGGGAGATCACCGACGACAACAGCCGCCGCCGGATCTTCATCCAGTCCCGCATCGGTGACACGCCCCAGCTCGGCGCGGACTACCTGAAAAACCTGGCGGGCCTGCCGGAAAAGCTCCGCAAGGCCTACCTGGAGGGCGACTGGACGGTGTTCGCCGGTCAGGTGTTCGACGAATGGCGGCACGCCCGCCACGTCGTGCGGGCGTTCACGCTGCCGGACTCGTGGCGCCGGTACACCGGCACCGACTGGGGATTCGCCAAGCCCTGGTGCACGCTGTGGCTCGCCGTCGACGAGGACGGCCGCGCCTGGGTATACCGCGAGCTGTACGGGACGCAGGTCGGTGAATCGGAGCAGGCGACTCGCATCCTCGCCGCTGAAGACGGCGAGGAGCATGTCGCCGTCCGGTACGCCGACGACGCGATGTGGGCAGGCCGCGGCGAGGAGAAGTCGATCGCCGACGTGTACGCCGACAACGGCGTCCACCTGACCCGCGCGGGCAAAGGGCCCGGTTCGCGGATCGCGCGGGTTCAGCGGTTGCACTCCTACCTCGGCGAGGCACCGGCCTGCCCGGGCCACCGGGCGCAGGGCTGGAAAACCTGCCCGAAGCTGCACGTCTCCCCCGGGTGCGTGAACCTGATCCGCACCCTGCCGACCCTGCCGCACGCCAAGCACGGCAACCCGGAGGACGTCGACACCGACACCGAGGATCACGCCTACGACGGGCTCACTTACATCCTCATCAACCTCGGCGCCGGCCCTTCGTGGCCCGACGTGAAACCCCCGGACGAATCCCCGGACCTGCAGGCCCTGGAACCCCGGGGCCCGTTCGCCTACCGCCCCGGTGACCCCGCGGCCGCGGCCGGCCGTGACCCGCGGCAGGGCACCCTTCAGCGGCCCCCGTGGGCGTGACCTGACACCGGCAGGGAGGCTGCATGCCGCTTCCCGGCTGGATCCCGCCCGCGTTCCGCCGCCGCGGCGACGTCACTGAGAAGAAAGCCAGGGTTGCGGCGATCGCGCAGGCAGGCCCTCAGCGCGCCATCCCGGCCCGCGTGGGTTTCGTGCCCGGCATCCCGCAGGGCGGGATCGATGAGCATATACAGTCGGTCGGGTCCGCCACCGGCAGCGACCGCAAGACGCTCCTCGAGGAACTGTACGACTGCTACATCACAGTGCCATGGGCGTGGGCGTGCGTGCAGGTCATCGCCCGGACTATCACCGCCGGCGGCCTGTACACCGACTGGGACGCGGACACCGGGGAAGGCTCGAAAGCCCCCGCCAAGCCTCCCGCCGTGGTGGCACTGGAACGGTTCTACCAGTTCTGCAACCCCGACCAGGACATCCGCCAGGTGCTGCGGAACGCGATCGCGGCCCTGGTCGTGTTCGGCGACGCTCTCCTGGAACTCGTGTGGGACGGCCCGACCCCGGTCGCCCTGTACAACCTGGACGTGCCGACAACCTACCCGCGGGCTGACGAGCACGGCCGGGTGACAGGCTGGGTGCAGCAGACGGACCTGGGGCAGACAGCCACGTTCGAGCCCCGCGAGGTCATCCACATCTCCCTGGACAGTGCCCGGCCCGGGGTGGCCGGGGTCGGCCCGACACAGGCGATGCTCCAGTCGATGGCGTCGTGGCTGTACGCGTCGGCGACCGAGAAGGAAATGCTCCGCAAGGGGCTGCCCGCGAACATTCACGTCGACCTGCCGCCCGGCGAGGACGAGACCCGGTGGGACAACCGGTACCGTTCCAGGAACCTGGGCGCGAAGAACATCGGCGCGCCGCTGATCTCCAAGGGCGGCGGGAAAGTCACCGAACTGCAGGCAGGCAAACTCGCCGACGTCCTGGCGGCGAAAGCCGACGCACGCGACGAGATAGTGTCCGGCTACGGGGTGCCGCCCGCCGAGGCCGGCATCATCGAGGCCGGGAACCTGGGCGGCGGCACGGGCGACGCGCAGCACCGCGCGTTCCAGCTGAACACCTGCAACCCGGTCGGCGAGCTCCTCCTGGAGAAGCTGAACTACTGCATCGCGCAGCAAGGGTTCGGCGTGCAGGGCTGGCGGAGCAAGTTCCGAGAGGTTGACTACCGGGACTCCACGGTGGTCGAACAGATCCGGGACACCAGGCTGCGGAACGGCTCGTGGACCCGGAACCGGTACGCGGCCGACATCGGCGAGCCTCCCGTGACCGGCGGCGATCAGGCGGTCCTGGTAGACAGGCAGAACCTGGTGCTGTGGTCCGACGTGGACGCCCTGTCCAAGGCGACAGTCGCGTCCAGGGGCGGCGCGGCCGCCGCTGGGCCGGCAGGCCAGCCCCCCGGGCAGCAGGGGCAGCTGCCGTCCGCCGAGTCCCGTGCCGCGCTCCGCGAGGCGCTGCGCCGCTACCGCGCCGCGAGCGAGTCACTGTACACCGATGCTGCCAGCGCGGTGCACGCGCAGATGGCGAAAGCGTTCCCCGCGGGGGCTATCGCGTGGGTGAAGGACGACGCGACATGGTCCGGCCCGGTCCGGGTACCGCTGGACCAGGTTGACATGTCCGACCGTGACCAGTGGGACGCCTCGCGCCAGCCCGGCAAGGTTGCCAGGGCGGCCGGGAAGATGCGCCGCGCGTCGAAGAAGGGCCGGAAGCCGAGACCCGCCATCCTGGTCCGCTGGCCCGGATCATCCAAGGACGTGGCGGTTGACGGGCACCATCACATCCTCGCCGCCGTACAGGACGGGCAGCATTTCATCTGGGCGTACGTCGGGCACGTGCCGCAGGAGAAAGGCCCGTGGCTTACCACGGCGAGTCGCGAGCAGCGCGGGAAGAAGGCAGCATGAGCGAGCAGCCGCCCGAAGAGCCGTACGAGATCCCCGGCACCGAGCCGGCATGGGAACCGGCGACGCTGCCGAATCAGCCGCTGACGGCGAAAGACGCGGCACCGTTCGTGCCCAAAATCATCAGCTGACCTGCCGTGACCGGGCAGCCTGCGGCCCCGGACCCACGCGACCTCCTCCGGTGCCTCGCTGACGCCCTCAACGACTGCG